CCCGAATCTGGTATACATCACTTGGCACACGCAATGTGCTGCTTGATGTTTCTATATGAACATGATATAATGTATTCTAAAGCAGTAAAATATTCCTTACATAATGGAGAAGTAAATGAAGCTATCAAATGAAACACTAACCGTATTGAAAAACTTTTCAAGTATTAATCAAGGTATTCAATTCAAACAAGGTACTAAACTTACCACCGTTTCGGCAGGTAAAACAGTATTAGCACAAGCAAATCTTAAAGATGAATTCCCACAAGACTTCTGTGTATACGATTTGAATCAATTCCTATCAGTACATTCTTTACATAAAGATTCTGATTTATCTTTTGACGATTCTAATGTAATCTTTAAATCTGGTCGTTCAAGTACCAAATATCGCAAAACAGCCAAAGAAATGATTGTTACTCCACCAGAAAAAGAAATCACACTTCCTTCTGTTGATGTATCATTTACTTTATCTGAAGAAGATTATAACAACATCATGAAAGTGGCTAGTGTACTTTCTTCACCTCATATTGCAGTTGAATCTGATGGTGATGCAGTTCAATTAGTTGCTTTTGATGCACTAGATAATTCTGCTCATACAAACTCCATTCAAGTTGGAGAAGGTAATGGTAACAAATATAAAATTGTTTTCAAAACAGAAAACATTAAACTGATTCCTGGAAGTTATGAAGTTCAAATTTCATTCAAGGGTATCGGCCATTTTAAAAATACCAAAGATGACATTCAGTATTGGATTGCATTTGAGGCCAAAGAAACTAAAACAGGAGAATAATAATGTTAGTATATTTTACAGATGCCATTTCAGGCAACAAAATTGCAGTTAACCCAACCTATGTAACTGGTGTGTTTCTTGCTACCGATGAAGAACACCAAGGCAAGACCGTTATTGCTTTGTTGAATGGTTCTTTCTTAGTTGCTGAATCACAATTGGAAGCTGTTGGTACAATTCAAGGCGAATTAAAATAAGCAGTATTTTGAAGTAGTAGAGAAGTAAATTATATTATGGGAGTTATTGATGGAGCATTTATTGTGGGTCGAAAAATATCGACCAGCTAAAGTGGATGATTGTATTTTACCGGATGCAATCAAATCCACATTCAAAGATTATGTTTCTCGTAAAGAGATTCCAAACTTATTGTTGTCGGGCTCTGCCGGAGTTGGCAAGACAACAATTGCCAAAGCACTATGTCAAGAAGTTGGTTGTGATTATATCGTAATCAACGGCTCTGATGAGAACGGTGTAGATACCATTCGTGTTAAGATTAAGAACTATGCATCATCCGTCAGTTTGGCTGGTGGTCGCAAAGTGATTATCATTGATGAGGCAGATTATCTAACACCTAATGCACAAGCAATTCTTCGTGCCTCGATTGAAGAATTTGCATCCAACTGTTCATTCATTTTTACTTGTAACTTTAAGAATCGTATTATTGATCCGATTCATTCTCGTTGTTCAGTTGTTGATTTTAAAGTTAATGGAAGCAAAGCCAAAATGGCCGGTGCTTTCTTCAAGCGTGTAGAATGGATTTTAGAACAAGAAGGAATTTCATATGACAAAGAAGTTGTCGCAGCTGTTATCACAAAACACTTTCCAGACAATCGCAGAATTCTCAATGAACTTCAACGCTATTCTGTTTCAGGTAGTATTGACAAAGGAATTCTTGGTGCTGTGGCTGATGTTCAACTTGGTGCGTTGGTTACATCCTTAAAAGAAAAAGACTTTGCATCTACTCGTAAGTGGGTTACCGCCAACCTTGACAATGATCCAGCAAAAATCTATCGTAAACTCTATGATACATTATATGACTTGTTGAAACCAAATTCTGTACCACAATTGGTTTTAATTTTGGCCAAATATCAATATCAAGCAGCATTCGTTGCTGACCATGAAATTAATATGATTGCTTGTTTAACTGAAATTATGGTAGATTGTGAGTTTAAATGATAAAAACAATATTTAGAAATTATGAGTTTGAAAAAAAAGATTTTGCTAATGTTTATGCAAATTTTTTAATTGACGAATTTGAAAGTTTGCCCAAGCACAAAATTCATGTAAGAGAAGATACTGACCATGGGTTTTTAACTGATGAAAAGATAAGCCTCATTTCTGGAATATATTTCATTTATAAAGGTGATACACTTGTATATGTTGGTCAAACCAATCATTGTATGCGCCAACGTATTGGAAGATTACTTGCAGGCATTAGAGGTACTGAAAGATATGATGAAAATCACTCCGCTGCATACAAATATATTGAATATTTTGGTCGTGATACTTCCGGTTTAAGTTTCAAGTATGTCGAATTAAATTTAAAAGAATTACAGTTTGGTATTCAACTTCAAGACATAGAAAATAGTATTATTGAAAAATTGAAACCTATTTTTAATATTGAGGTTTATAAAAAATATAGATACCAAAAAATATTAAAAATTACTGATGTTTTAGGTGTCAATGGTGAAAGAGTTGTACCGCTATGACCAAAGATGAAATGATGAATGAATTAGGATTGGCTGGAGAAAAGGTCATTATCAATCTATTAAGTGAAGAAGGATGCAAAGTAAAAACTTCTATCAATAAGTATGATTCTGAAAAAGATTTGATGGCGGATGAAAAAAAAGTAGAAGTTAAAACACAAGTACCTTTCATTATGCAAAATGCTTTTACATTTAAACCAAATCAACTTCGCAAATGTCGTTCTGTTGATATTCTTTATTTTGTTTCTGTTCCTGCCGGCCGCCATAGTGATAAGTGGGCTGGTTGGATTTTTAAAGCAGATCCAAAAGCATTTAAGACTAGAACATACAAAACAAAAGATGGTCGTGAAATGATTTTGATTGACCGTGAACAAGAAGCTCTGACACCAATTAAAAAAATGTCCGATGAAGAAATGAAGGAACTACAAAAATACTCTGTATCGGGATATTAATATGCCAGAACTATTCAAAGATATTATACCTTCTATTCTCCAAACTAAAAAGAATGTTTTTATCGATGAGATGGATTATCGTGATTATAAGCCCTATATTGTCAATCGATCCTTGTCATACCACATGGATTGTGTGCTATATGTAAATGAAATGAATGTTCATTGTAATGTCGATCCAGACATGCAATATTCATATCTTCTAAATACCATAAGACCAATGAAACGGAAATTCCAACCGTGGCAGAAATCAGAGGTCGACAAGGATATAGAATGCGTGAAACAGTATTTTGGTTATTCTAATGAAAAAGCCAAGGACGCCTTACGGATTCTTACAGAAGAACAAGTCGCTGAAATAAAAGCAAAAACAAATAAAGGCGGAATGAACAAGTCATGATTTCAATTATCGATTTAGTTGAAGTTACATTGAATGAAAAAGATGATTTCCTAAAAGTTCGTGAAACTCTTACTCGTATTGGTGTAGCTTCCAAAAAAGACAGAATTCTTTACCAATCTTGCCATATTTTACATAAGCAAGGTAAGTATTATATTGTCCACTTCAAAGAGTTGTTTGCTTTGGATGGTAAACCCACAGACATTTCCGAGAATGATTTATCTCGTAGGAATGCTATTGCTAAGTTACTCCAAGATTGGGGCCTAGTAAAAGTGGTAAACATTAAACAGATTGAAGAACCGGCACCCATCTTCCTATCACAGATTAAGATACTTTCCCACAAGGAAAAAGATGATTGGGAATTAACTCCCAAGTACAATATTGGTAAAAAACCAGGGGCCTATTGACAAATAGGTAGTAATGTGTTATAAATATGGATGTAGATGCCTTAGGGGTCTACATTTTATATTAACTCGCTTGAATTTAAGGAGAAACACATGACAAGCACAAATCTATTATTTCCACAATGGACTTCTCTGTCCAAATCTTTGGATCCTTTCACAGTTGGTTTTGATGATGTATTAGACCAAATCCGTGATATCTCTGAAACAGTTTCTAAAGCAACACCTGGTTATCCCCCATACAATATCCGTCAAGTAAAAGACAACAAGTATGTCATCGAAATGGCAGTTGCTGGTTTTGCTAAGACCGACATTGAAGTTACTTTAGAAGGTAACAAATTGGTAATCAAAGGTGCAGCCGTTGAAAGTTCT